GAAAAATACCTAGGTCAGCATTAACGGAAGATGCACTTATATCAACGGAAATTAAAAGTGGTAGTGTAACTGCTTCGGTTAGTCCCGATTTTGGATTTAAAGTAACAACTCCGTTTACATCTTCTTTATCATTTGACAACGTATTCACTGTAACTAATAATGGAAGTGGTAATTACAATATAAGTAACGGATTAATAAGTGGTTCAAATCCTACAATTACATTACATAGAAATTATGAATATGTTTTTAATGTAAATGCAAATGGCCACCCTTTTTGGATTAATTCGGCAAGTGCAGTTGGTGTTGTAAATGGATATAATACTTGGGTTACTAATAATGGTGAAGATGTTGGACAGATAACATTCTTAGTTTCTGGAAGTGCACCAAATACATTATATTATAATTGCCAATTACATTCAGCAATGGCTGGTGTTATAAATGTAGTAGATGGTAATCCAACCTTTATATATAATACTCAAATTGGTTCTAAATTTACTGGTTCGGTTGATATAAGTGGTAGTTTGTTTATAAACGAAGCTAGTGGCGGATTGTTCTTAGCATCATCTTCAAAATATTATGGTGAAGGTACATATTTAAGAAATATTCCTCGTTCTGCTTTAACCGAAGATGCACTAACTTCATTTGAAATTAAATCAGGTTCGGTAACTGCATCTGTTTCTCCTAATTTTGGATTTAGAGTACAATCACAAGAAAGTGGTTCTCAATTTACTGGAAGTGTTGACGTAAGTGGTTCATTAAGAGCATTTGCATTCATAGGAGATGGTTCACAAATAACAAATGTACAAGCAGCAGCATCACCTTTAATAGCAAGTGGTTCTGCAACTGCATCTGTTACAAGTGGAGAGCAATTTATAGTAACAACTGCAAAGACCGGTTCTCAAATAGGTTCTCAATTTACGGGTTCAATTGATGTGAGTGGTAGTGTAAAGGCATTTTCATTTATTGGAGATGGTTCGCAATTAACTAATGTACAAGCGGCAGCAGCACCATTGATAGCAAGTGGTTCAGCAACAGCATCGGTTCAAAGTGGAAATACATTTATAGTAACAACCGGAGCAACTGGTTCAGCTATTGGTTCTAGATTTACTGGTTCTGTTGATGTTAGTGGTAGTGTTAGGGCATTTAATTTTATTGGAGATGGTTCTCAATTAACAAATGTACAAGCTGCAGCATCACCTTTAATAGCAAGTGGTTCGGCAACGGCATCCGTAGCAAGTGGTGAACAATTTATTGTAATAACTGCACCAGCATCTGGTTCATATAAATCTCAATTTACATCATCGGTAGCGATTAGTGGTTCAATAACCGCATCTATTTACTATGGTGATGGTGGTGGATTATTCAATATCCCACCTGAATCAATTGAAGGACTTGAATTGTTTAAAATTAATTCTGGTTCTGGTAGAGCAATTATAGACCCAACTAAATTAGATGTAAACGTACCAATAACCGCAGCACTTTACATAGGTGATGGTGGTGGATTATTCAATATCCCTGCGAACGCATTGCAAGACCTTAAATTGGATAGAATTATTTCTGGTTCAGTTCAGGCGGTAATATCGCCAAATAAAGGTTTAGAGATTGGAACTAGAACATTTGTGTCTGGTAACTTAAGTGTTACTGGTGGATTGTTTGTTACTGGTTCTGATATTGTATTAGCATCTGGTTCAAGTTATTTTGGTGATGGTAGTGGATTACGAAATATTAATATCGCTAATTTAGCATTTGAAACATCAATATTAAAATCAGGTTCTCAATTTGCAGAAATATCTCCAAATAGAGGATTTAGAGTAAGTACATCATCTTCAATTGATGGTAATTTAATTGTAACACATAATATATCAGCGGTAGATATAACTGGTTCTCACGCAGTATTTGCACCAATAGTTAGTGGTGGTTTGGTTGGTACATATAATTTTAAAGGAGTAGGGCCAACTGCATCGGCTGAATATGATATTTTAAGATATGATGAAAGTAGAGGATATTTTATTCCTCAACCTGAATATTCATTAACTGAAACTGTTGGATTTAATAATATAAGTAATTTAACAATTGTACATAATTTGGGTATTCGTTATCCATTAGTTCAAATATATGCTACTGGTTCGGAAGACCAAATAATGGCTGGTACAATTAAATCAATAGATGATGATACAATACAAATTGTATTTAGTGGATTGACAAGTGGACATGCAGTTATTGGTAGTGGTGGTAGTATAATTAGTGGAACTGTACAGGGAAATAGAGTATTTGGTAGTGTTCTTTCTGCATCATATGCAGATAGAGCATCGGTTGCTGATACAGTTACTGGATTTGATTCGGCATCATTATCAGCATTAAATGATATTCAAAACTTAGTAAGAAACTCACAAACATCTTCGATGAGTGTGTTTTTCGCAGTTAGTTCATCTCACGCATTAACGGCATCATATATATCAAATTTAAGTGGATTGAATTTGACAGATTATGTTAGAAATGATAGAACATCATCAATGTTGGTTGGTACTGCTTCATTAGCAATTACAGCATCTTACGCATTGTTTGCACAAAATGCATCAAACGTAGATACATCTAACTTTGTTCAGAATTCACAAACGGCATCAATGACTGTTGGAACGGCCTCATTGGCATTTACGGCTAGTGTGGCACTTTTTGCTTTAAATGCAGCAAACGTTGATACGGCATCATTCTTACAAGTAAATAAAGATAGTAACATTAATGCTAACTTAACTATTAGTGGTAGTTTGGGTGTTAGTGGTAGTGTGTTATTAAATTCATTACCAACTGGTTCATCGGATAATGTTGTTGTTTGGAATGATATAACAAAAAAATTAGAAAGAAGAAATATAGCAGCTGCAGTGGGTTCGTCTGGTACGGGTGGTACATCAGGAACTTCTGGTGAAAGTGGTACGGATGGTACATCAGGAAGTTCTGGCACATCTGGAAGTAGTGGTACTGAAGGAACATCTGGGTCATCTGGTGTTGACGGTTCAAATGGAACATCGGGAACTTCTGGCACTGAAGGTACATCAGGAACTTCTGGCACGGAAGGTACATCAGGAACTTCTGGCACTGCAGGTACATCAGGAACTTCTGGCACCGAAGGTACTAGCGGAAGTAGTGGAAGTAGTGGTTCTTCAGGAACCGAAGGTACATCAGGAACTTCTGGCACCGAAGGTACATCAGGTTCATCTGGAATAGATGGAACGTCTGGTTCTTCGGGAAGTAGTGGCACATCTGGAAGTAGTGGTTCTTCGGGAAGTTCTGGTAGTAGCGGTACTGAAGGTACATCAGGAACTTCTGGCACAAGCGGAAGTAGTGGAAGTGGGGGTACATCAGGAACTTCTGGTTCAAGTGGCACATCTGGAAGTACAGGTTCATTTGGTACAAGCGGAAGTGGGGGTACATCAGGAACTTCTGGCACAAGCGGCACAAGTGGTACTGAAGGTACATCAGGAACTTCTGGGTCTTCAGGAACATCTGGAACATCGGGAACTTCTGGTAGTAGCGGTACTAGTTCTAGTTCTGGTACTGGTGGTTCTAGTGGCACAAGTGGAAGTAGTGGTTCATCGGGAAGTAGTGGTAGTAGTGGTACGGAGGGCACATCAGGAAGTAGTGGTACATCTGCAACTTCTGGTAGTGGTGGTTCTGCTGGTACATCGGGTACATCCGGCTCATCTGGTACAAGCGGCACATCAGGAAGTTCTGGTATAAGTGGTTCGGCTGGTACATCGGGTTCATCTGGTACAGCAGGTAGTGGTGGTTCTGCTGGTACATCGGGAACTAGCGGTTCGTCTGGCACGTCAGGAACAACTGGTTCGGCTGGAACATCAGGAACTTCTGGCACATCAGGAACTTCTGGTAAAGATGGTACATCGGGAACTTCTGGAAGTAGCGGTAGTAGCGGTACTGGTGGTTCATCAGGAACTTCTGGCACATCAGGTACCGAAGGTACATCAGGAACTTCTGGTATAGATGGCACATCGGGAACTTCTGGTACAAGTGGCACAAGTGGTACTGAAGGTACATCGGGTAGTAGTGGTACTGAAGGCACTAGTGGTAGTAGCGGTACTGAAGGTACATCGGGAACTTCTGGAATAGATGGCACAAGTGGAAGTAGTGGTTCTAGTGGCACAAGCGGTAGTAGTGGAACTTCTGGCACAAGCGGCAGTAGTGGTACTGAAGGTACATCAGGAACTTCTGGTAAAGATGGCACATCGGGAACTTCTGGAAGTAGTGGTACTGAAGGTACAAGCGGTAGTAGCGGTACTGAGGGAACTGCTGGCACATCAGGAACTTCTGGAGTAAATGGCACATCGGGAACTTCTGGTATAGATGGCACATCGGGAACTTCTGGTTTAAGTGGAACGGATGGGACAAGCGGCACAAGTGGCAGTAGTGGTACTGAAGGTACATCAGGAACTTCTGGTATAGACGGAAGTAGTGGCACATCAGGAACTTCTGGAAGTAGTGGTACTGAAGGTACATCAGGAACTTCTGGTAGTGGTGGCACATCGGGAACTTCTGGAACATCTGGATTGGATGGAACATATTTTGGTAGTAGCGGTACTAGTGGTAGTAGCGGAACTTCTGGCACAAGTGGCAGTAGTGGTACGGAGGGTACATCAGGAACTTCTGGTATAGATGGAACATATTTTGGTAGTAGCGGTACTAGTGGCAGTAGTGGAACTTCTGGCACATCAGGAACTTCTGGTAGTAGTGGTAGTAGCGGTACTGAAGGTACTTCGGGAACTTCTGGTAGTAGCGGTAAAGATGGAACTTCATTCGGTTCATCTGGAACATCAGGAACCGAAGGTACAAGCGGCACTGAAGGCACATCGGGAACTTCTGGTAGTAGTGGTACTTCAGGAACTTCTGGTAAAGACGGAACTTCATTTGGAAGTTCTGGAAGTAGTGGTACATCAGGCTCTTCTGGTTCATCTGGCACCGAAGGTACATCGGGAACTTCTGGTAAAGATGGAACTGTTGGTACATCGGGAAGTTCTGGACAAGACGGAACATTTTTTGGAAGTAGTGGTATAAGTGGTACATCAGGAAGTTCTGGATATGATGGTAGTCATGGTACAAGTGGTACGCAAGGTACATCGGGAACTTCTGGTAGTAGTGGTTTAGATGGAACTTTCTTTGGTAGTAATGGAACATCGGGAAGTTCTGGAATTAGTGGAACGGATGGACTTAGTGGAACTGACGGTTCTGCTGGAAGTTCTGGAACATCGGGAATAAATGGTACTTCGGGTAGCAGTGGCGTAAACGGAACTTCTGGTAGTAGTGGTTTAGATGGTACATTCTTTGGGTCATCGGGAACTTCTGGCACAACAGGTACTTCGGGAACTTCTGGCACAACAGGTACATCAGGAACTTCTGGAGAAAACGGAACTTCGGGTAGTAGTGGTTTAGACGGAACGTATTTTGGTTCATCGGGAACTTCTGGATTTGGTACAAGTGGTACTTCGGGAAGTTCTGGAGAAAGTGGTTCATCGGGAACAACTGGTACATCGGGAAGTTCTGGATTAGATGGTACTTTATTTGGTAGTAGCGGTACTTCTGGTACATCAGGAACTTCTGGAATATCTGGGTCAGCTGGAACATCAGGTACAACTGGTACATCGGGAAGTTCTGGATTAGATGGTACGTTATTTGGAAGTAGTGGTACATCGGGTACAACAGGTACTTCTGGAATATCTGGGTCAGCTGGAACATCAGGTACAACTGGTACTTCTGGTAGTAGCGGTTTAGATGGAACTTTCTTTGGAAGTAGTGGAACATCAGGAAGTTCTGGTACATCGGGTATAACTGGAAGTAATGGAAGTAGCGGCACATCTGGTACAACAGGTACTTCTGGTAGTAGCGGTTTAGATGGAACATTCTTTGGTAGTAGCGGAACATCGGGTACAACTGGTACATCAGGTATAACTGGCACAGCCGGTTCATCGGGTACAACTGGTACATCAGGAAGTTCTGGATTTGATGGTACATTCTTTGGTAGTAGTGGAACTACTGGAACATCAGGAACTTCAGGTATATCTGGGTCAGCTGGAACTTCTGGATTGGGCACAAATGGTACTTCAGGAAGTTCTGGATTGGATGGAACTTTCTTTGGAAGCAGTGGAACATCAGGTTCATCAGGATTATCAGCATCAAATGGTACATCAGGAACTTCTGGATTGGGTACATCTGGAACATCTGGATTAGATGGTACTTTATTTGGTAGTAGTGGTACAAGCGGTGTAAATGGAACTTCTGGGGTTACAAGTACTAATGGTACATCAGGAACTTCTGGTTTTAGTGGCACAAATGGTACATCGGGAAGTTCTGGATTTATGTTATTGTCTGGAGCAACTGAAAATGGTGTATTGACTTGGCAAAATAGTACAACAACTGGTATTGTTGAAAGTAATTTAACTTTTGATGGTACTACTCTATCGGTAGCAGGTAACGTAGCATCTACAACATTTAGAGAAACTTATTCTGATTTAGGAACTGGTGGAAGTGCAACTTTAGATTTATCAACAGCAAACAACTTTAGAAGACAATTTAATGGTACATCAACATTAACATTTACTAACGCACCTGCATCAAACGCATTTGGGTTTACGTTAGTGACAGTAAATGCTGGAGCATATACAGTAAACTTTCCTGCTAGTATTGATTGGGCAGGTGGGAGTGTACCACTTCTAACAACATCTGGTGTGGATGTATTAGTATTTTACACATTTAATGGTGGTACTACATATTTAGGATTTGTAGGAGGTAAGAATTTAAATTAATATTATATTTAAAGTTATGGGAATATTTAGAAGATTGGTATCACAAGATGGTTCGGAAGTGTATCCATTTGTTTTTAAAATAACAACAACTACGAGCAGCACTGTATTTACAACCCCATTGGTTGATTATGGTACATTAACTCCTAATTTAACTATTAGTTGGGGTGATGGTGGAGCAAATTCTCCATTAATAACATCATCAACATCAACAGATAGAATTCATACATATGCTACTGCTGGAACTTATACAATTACTATAAATGGACTTATGCCTGGCTTTAAGGTAAATAATAATTCAGCAATTAGAGGTTTGATTACAGAGTTGGTTCAATGGGGAATTGTTGGATTACGAACAATTGATTTTTATGGTTGTAGTAATTTAACAGAAATACCTGCAAGTGCAACTTTAAGTGCAGTTGGTGGGTATACTGGATTGGAAGAAGTGATTTCATTCACATCGTTTATGAGAGGTACTAGGATAACATCAATACCATCTGACCTTTTTGATTATTCTCCAAATGCAACATCATTTACGGATTGTTTTTCATCAATTACAACAATAACAACAGTACCAACTGGATTATTTGATAATGTACCAAATGCAACAACATTTGCAAACGCATTTCTTGGATGTCCTGCATTGACAACTGTACCAGCAACATTGTTTGATAATAATCCAAACGTACTTAGTTTTGTGGGAACATTTAGAAACTGTTTACAATTAACTAATGTATTACAATTTACATTCAACACATCGGTTAGCAATTTTAGTAATATTTATAATATGACCTCAGTATCAAATGCTTTAACAGGAACCGCTCCAACAATATGGAGTAGAAGTCCAGTACCTCTTGGAACTAATGCATTTAATAACTGTTTTGGTTTAGCAAATTACGCATCAATACCATCAACTTTCAAATAATATGTATTTAAGAATTATAGAAGATACAATTCATTATCCTTATAGTATTCCTCAATTAAGAAAATCATATCCAAACACAAGCTTACCTGCTCAATTAACGGATGAATCTTTAATAGAGTGGGATATGTATGTAGTTACCCCAACTCCAATGCCAAATGATTATACAAAAAATATTATCGAAGGAACACCTGTTTTAATTGATGGAAATTATTGCAGAAATTGGATACAAACAAATGCATCGGAAGAAGAAATTTCTTATAGAATTCAAACAAAGTGGGAGGAAATTAGAATTCAAAGAAACGAATTATTAACAGAATGCGATTGGACACAATTATTGGATATCCCAACCGAAACAAAAGAATTGTGGCAAACTTACAGACAATCGTTAAGAGATATTACATCTCAATCAAACCCATATAACATAACTTGGCCGGTTAAACCTTAAAAGGAAATTTATTTATATTTATACACATAACAAACGTATATAGATATAAATGGTAATACATAGTCCCATATTTTCAGGCTCAATAATTCAAGATAGAAATTTTGGTTATGCTGACCTTAGTGGTTCATTCACAGGCTCATTAACTGGTTCATTTAAGGGAGAAATCGATGTACAGCAAGCTACATTTGATAATTTAATAGTAAGAAGTACTTTAAAATTAGGTTCTAGTGTAACTGATAAACAAATAGTAACTGGTTCTTTGTTGTTTACTGGTTCTATGTCAACAACTGGTTCGATAAATTTAACACAAGGCTCATTTTTACAAGATGGGGTTAATGTGTTAGATACGGCATTAGCATATTCAATAGCGTTAGGATAAAATAAAATATAAATGGCAAACTTTTTTAAAAATAGTATAACAGGTTCAATTGGTACAACGGGTGTAATAACCTACCAAACCCCAGCAGCAACTACTACAACCGTAATTGGACTAAATGTAGCAAATGTAGCAACACAAAATATTTCAGTAAGTGTAATGGCTAGAGATAGTTCATCAAATAAAACTGTATATTTGGTAAAAGATGCTATAATTGTTCAAGCTAGTACTGCAATTTTAATTGGTGGTGAGCAAAAAATTGTTTTGGAAGCAAATGATTTTCTTTCAGTAACATCATCACTAGCTAATTCAGCAGATGTAATTATTTCGGTATTGGAATTAACATAATAAAAGATAAATTGAATGAAGTTCGAAGGTAAGAGCCCAAATGGTATAAATCAAACTAGCGTTAATAGTGTTTCACTTTTTGTAAGTGGTTCTCCTATTTTAAATGCCTCATCCCAATCTGTAAGTGTTGTGGGTAATTTTACGGCATCCGCAGTACAAACAAATGTTATTGGAGTTACCAGCGGTTCTTCTCTACAAATAAAAGGAAATACAATAATAAGTGGGTCTATAACAGCATCTTTATTTCAAGGTGATGGTAGTGGGTTATTTAATATTAATGCAGCATCTATTGGAGATTTGTTTAGAATCAAATCAGGTTCAGCAGTAGCAGCAATATCGCCAAATAAAGGTTTAGAAATAAATACAGGTGTTATTGTTAAAGATTATTTAATAGTAACTGGTAGTGGTATTTTTAAAGGAGATATTAGTGTAGCTGGTAAAATAACATCAACTGAATTACATACAACATTTATATCATCATCAGTAATATTCTCATCAGGTTCAAATAAATTCGGTGATGCATCAAATGATAAGCAAGAAATAACTGGTAGTTTATCAGTTAGTGGTTCGATATTTGTAACTGGTGATACAATACCAACTGATAATACAACAAACGAAGTATTAGTTCTTAATACAACAACAGGAAGAATTAGTAGAAGATTTGCAGCAGCAACTTCGGGAACTTCTGGTACATCTGGTACATCAGGTAGTAGTGGTTCTAGTGGCACAAGCGGAAGTAGTGGCACGAGTGGAAGTAGTGGCAGTAGTGGTTCATCGGGAAGTTCTGGGACAAGCGGCACATCGGGTTCATCGGGAACTTCTGGAAGTGGTGGTACATCCGGCTCTTCTGGTTCAAGTGGCACAAGTGGTAGTAGTGGTTCATCTGGAACAAGAGGTACATCAGGAAGTAGTGGCACAAGTGGTAGTAGTGGAAGTAGCGGTACATCAGGTTCATCTGGCACAAGCGGAAGTAGTGGTAGTAGCGGTAGTAGTGGTTCTTCGGGAACTTCTGGCACAAGTGGAAGTAGTGGAAGTAGTGGTAAAGATGGTTCAAACGGTAGTAGTGGTTCTAGTGGTTCAAGTGGTAGTAGCGGTGTTAGTGGAAGTAGTGGTAGCAGTGGTTCATCAGGTTCATCTGGTACAAGCGGAAGTAGTGGCACAAGCGGAAGTAGTGGAACATCTGGATTAACTGGAGCTTCATCAACAAATGGTACATCGGGAAGTAGTGGTACAAGCGGAAGTAGTGGTACAAGTGGAAGTAGTGGCAGTAGTGGAACTTCTGGTTCATCTGGTATAGCTGGAGCATCATCTTCAGCGGGTACATCTGGAAGTAGTGGAAGTAGTGGTTCTAGCGGCACAAGCGGAAGTAGTGGTTCATCGGGTATTACTGGTGCTGGTGGTGGAGCTGGTAGTAGTGGTAGTAGCGGTTCGTCTGGTACATCAGGAACTCGTGGCACAAGTGGTAGTAGCGGTTCATCAGGAACTTCTGGTAGTAGTGGAACGAGTGGAAGTGGTGGGGCACAAGGTTCATCAGGAAGTTCTGGTACATCAGGAAGTTCTGGCACATCAGGAAGTTCTGGAACAAGTGGTAGTAGTGGAGTAACAGGTTCATCAGGAAGTTCTGGAAGTAGTGGAACTTCTGGAGGACAAGGTTCATCAGGTTCTGCTGGTACATCTGGTAGTAGTGGTACATCAGGAACTCGTGGCACAAGCGGAAGTAGTGGTACAAGTGGAAGTACAGGTACTTCTGGAAGTAGTGGCACAAGTGGAATAAGTGGTTCATCGGGAACTTCTGGAGCACAAGGTTCATCTGGGTCTGCTGGTACATCTGGTAGTAGTGGTTCATCGGGAACTTCTGGTTCATCAGGAACTCGTGGTAGTAGTGGTTCATCAGGAACTTCTGGTAGTAGTGGTACAACTGGAACTGGTGGGTCAGCTGGTACAAGCGGAAGTAGTGGTTCTAGTGGCACAAGCGGAAGTAGTGGTTCATCGGGAACTTCTGGTTCATCAGGAACTCGTGGTAGTAGTGGCACATCAGGTAGTAGTGGTTCATCGGGAACTTCTGGTAGTAGTGGGTCATCGGGAACTTCTGGTAGTAGTGGTACAACTGGAACGGCTGGGTCAGCTGGTACGTCAGGTAGTAGTGGTACATCGGGAACTAGAGGCACGGGAGGCACATCAGGTAGTAGTGGTTCTAGCGGCACAAGCGGAAGTAGTGGTACAAGTGGTAGTAGTGGTTCTAGTGGCACAAGTGGAAGTAGTGGTACATCGGGAAGTAGTGGTACTAGTGGGTCAAGCGGTTCATCGGGAACATCTGGAACGCAGGGTACATCAGGTTCTTCTGGATTATTAGCATTAACTGGTACAACTGATAATGGTGTAATTACATTAAACGGAACTGCACCAAACGGAACTGTTGAAGCAAATTTAAAATTCGATGGTAGTACATTGACGGTAACTGGAGATGCTACAATTAGTGGTAACTTAACTGTTAGTGGAACTACAACATATATTAATACAACAACTTTAAATGTAGGTGATAATATCATTACATTAAACGCAGATATTGGAGCATCAACTGCACCAACTGAAAATGCTGGTATAGAAGTTAAGAGAGGTAATGCAGCAACAAAAGCATTTTATTGGGATGAAGGAAGTGATAGATGGTATCATGATGATTATACTTTTGTAAATGGTATATTACGCAACTCATCTAATATAAATAGTACAGGTGACCAAGGTATATTGGTAACAAGTGGTGATAGATTAGGATTTGACCAATCTGGTACTCGTTCTTGGAATATAAAAGCAACTGGTGGTAATTTAGCATTAAACTCTGGAGATGGTGGTGGATTATATACATTTGGTAGTGGTATAACTATTAATGCAGGTAATTTAACATTAAGTTCTGGTAACATAACAATTAGTGGTACAATAGATACAGGACAGGGAGCAACTGAAGTTTATTTAATGAACCAAAATCTCCGTACAACTGATAATGTAACATATGCTAATATAACTGGTAACACAGTTTATTTAGGTGGCGGTACAACTTATTATGTAAATGGGGGAACATCAAATTTAAATTCATTAAATGTTCAAGGTTGGTCTGTTAGAGATACATTAAGTATTTCTGTTACTGGTGGAAACTGGTACACAGTAGCAACTAATGCTGGTAATAGGGCAATGGCAACATTCCATATTTGGGATACTGAAAGTTCTAGGCATGGTTCTATGAAATTTAATGCTGGTATTTCATTTGGTGGAACGGCTGATATTACTATGCTTGGTAAATCTTGGTATAGTGGTGGTGGTATATTTAATAACATTCGTATTAGAAGAACAGGTACATACGATACTCATTTTTTACAAATATATGTAGCTTCAACTGGTACATTGTATATAGCAATGACTGATAACTATCAAAGTGCTGGTTGGGTATTGACAAATGGTGGTACTGGTACTCCGGGTTCAACAACGGCAGCTGAAGTAGTTCCAAATGATTATGCTGGTTTAGCTACTAACAATAACATTTATAGTGGAAACGCTGTACATGCTGCAGGGGAAATGCAATCTCCAATTTATTATGATAGAGATGATACCACATATAGAATAAATGGTAATGGTACATCTGTATTAAATTACTTACAAATGAATGCAGCGGAATCTATGAACCTATATGGTATTAGGGGTAGATTCACAAACGAATATATTCATTTATATAATAAAGTTGGTATAGGTAATCCAAGTGGTTGGGGAGTTGGTGAAACAAGTACTCCTATATATGGTTTATCCACATATGGAGCAATGAATATTGGATATGGCAATACCGCTGATAGTAATTTAACTGGTACATTTAATATAAATGGTAGTACTATAAATGGAGCAAACGATGCAACAGTTTATATAACCGCCACAAATAACAATGATTGGTTATTAAGATTAAATGCTAGAAATAGTAGTAAGACTGAATATGGTATGTATGTGGATATTCCAAATACAGCAACATATGGATATGCTTTACTTAGTGATGGTACTAACTGGACTTATAGAGTAAATGGTAATGGTTATGTTTTCTCAAGATATTATTATGATATTGATAACACAGCATATTATGTAAGACCTTCTGTTACAAGTAATTTAAATGCATTACTTACATATTCATATCAAGGTAATGGTAACGTTGGTGGTACTGGTAACGCATCTTGGCATCCATCTGGTATTTATTCGGCTGGATACAATTGGTTGTATGGTGGTATAAATGCAGGTGGTAGTAGTGTTACTAATATGAGTGATGCTAGAGCAAGTATTTTTTATGATTACGATAATACTAATTTTTTCTTAAACCCAGCATCAACCGCAACTTCATTAAGAATAGCAGGTGGTATAAAACAAAATAACTTAGTAGGTAGACCTTATGCCGTTTGGGGAGCAACTGGTGCAACTGGAGCAGTTGTTGTTAAATTCCCTGGTAATACAGGAAACTATGGTATGATTCATGCGGTTATTGACATTTATGAATATAATGGAAATAATGCATGTACTGTAATAGTTGGTGGACATAACTGGAATGGTGCTTGGTATAATTTCGGAGCAACTCTTGTAGGATATACTGATAAACCAATTAGAGTTGGTGTTAAAGATGGTAAATATTGTATCGTAATTGGTAATGGTTCATCATCTTGGTCATATGGACAAGTTGTTCTTCGTAAAATACAAAACGGAGCTTATTATGATGGTGTAATGGATGTTGCTGAAGGATATACTGCGGCAATTGAATCTGATACATATTCAAATATATCTGGTGATTTAAGTGGATTTAGAAGTACAACTATAAGTGCTACATCAGCAATGTACTCTCCAATATACTATGATTCAAATGATAGTGGATATTATATTGATGGAAATAATCAATCTAGATTATTAGCATTAAAAGTTGGAAACTTAGGTACATTTAATTCTGGTAATACTTACGCTCTACAATTATCACATAACAATAGATATTTACTAGCTTTAAATTATAATAATAGTTCGTATTATCCTTGGTTAGCAAATGATACTTGGAATGGATACGAAGCATTGATTTTCCATTTTAACGGTATAGGAGACCAATTTTATTTTAATAGAGCCGGTCAAATGCAAGCAAATGGTGATATGAGAGCACCAATATTCTATGATAGTAATGATACAACTTACTATACTAATCCTGCTGGAACATCTCAATTCAACGATTCTATATTTGGTACAACTGGATTAGCATCTAACACTGGTATTCAAATTCGTTATCAAAACTATTCAAGTGGTTATGGTAGAATTCGTTTTTATCAAAGTGATAGTAACCACCAAACTATACATGCATTCTCTGCAAACTGGCAGAGTGGTAATTTATTAGGTTCATCTACTGGTGGTATTAATATAGAAGGACAAAATGGTGTAACCTTTGGTCCTTGGAACGCAATTCATACTGGCATAACATCAGCTGGTGTATATATTCGTAATAATGGTAATCTTTATTTGGATTATAATTACGGACAATCTGTTGTTGGTGTATATTCGGATGTTAGATATCAGGGTATATTCGCAATGGGTGATGCATATAAATTATCAATAGATGGAACTGGTACTGGTAACTTATATGGTTTAGCATGGTCACATCCAAATAGAGGTGGTGTGGCTAGTAACTTAGCAGACCATGGTTTATTACTATTACAATATGGTACATTTAGAACAGCAATAGGTGGTGGTAGAATTGTAACAACATCCGATATTAGAGGTACTGTATTTTATGATTATGATGATACTGGATATTACACAGACCCAAATACAACTGGAACTGCTGGTAGATTTAGAGGACAACTTTTAATAGGTCCAAACTCATCTGGTAGATATACTAGAATTGGTGGAAATGGTGGAGCAATCGATGAAGCAACTTTATCAGCATCAAACGGAAACTTACACATTGATAGTGCCAATGGATATGGATTATATTTAAACCATTATTCAAACGGAACTATTTTTATGAATAATGGTGGTGGACATGCGTTTTCATACACTTCATTAAGAGCACCAATATTCTATGATTACAATAATACAAACTATTATTTAGATCCTGATGGTACATCTGTTTTACTTGCAACTTATATAGGTGGGCATTATTATTACACATATAATAGTGCAAATATAATGATAAGAACTGCTGGAAATAGTGATGGTGGTATTTTATTACAAAACGCAGGGGGTTCATTCAAATTCCAATTATATGCAGATAATAGTAGTAACTATGGTTTCTTAAATGGTCCGTGGGCAAGTTGGGATTTGAGAAAGACCTTAAATGGTAACTTGTTTATGAATAATAATAGTAGTTATTATTTAAATACAAATTCAATATCTCAATTAGCAATTCTAAGAACTGATGTATCGACTAGTGGTTATACCGCTATGTTTGGACCTTATACATTATCTACAAATGGGCAAACGTTTATATATCCAGATGATGCTAGATATGGAGTAGTAGTTAATGCACCATACTACCCACACTTATACATAAACTCATATGCAAATGGTGGTAACCCTACGCATGGTGGTGTATTTAGTATGAGTGGTTTTTTGACAGGTGGTGGATTTAGAAGATTTGTAATGGGTATCGCAAATACCAATCCAAACGAAATGAGTTTTGGTTGGTATGATAATAACTACAATCCGCACTATGGAGTAGGTATTAACTGGTCTTACCCAGCATCTATTTGGTATGATACATCTAATAACTTCTATGTAAGAAATTCAGTTTACGCTTATACTTTCTATGATAGAGATAATACTGGATACTATGCAAATCCAGCATCAACATCTAATTTTAACTATGTAATTGCTGCTAACGGAGCATCTTATCAACATAACGCGTATAATAACAATGGTTCATTTATGATGAATAACGCATCTACCTATTGGGGTATGATGTTAAACGTATCTGCAAATGACTGGAGATTGGGTTATGGTGGTGGTAATAGTATTGTTGGTTGGAACTTACGTTGGGATAATGGTTCTACTGTTTGGGCAAATGGTTCATTTAGAGCACCAATATTCTATGATAGTGATGATACTGGATATTATGCTAATCCAAATGGTGAATCAAGTTTTAGCACAGGTATATTTTATGGAAATAGATTAGTAATTAGAGGAGGTTCTCCAACTTTATATTTCAGAGATACGGATGAAAACTCTGCAATGCTTCACAACAATAGTAACCGTCTTTATGTATTAAGAGGTGGTACTGATAGTGAAAGCTGGGGTACTGTAAATGGGTATTGGCCTACATATTGGCAACTTAATACCAACTATTGTTTAATGGGTGGTACTACTGAAGCTGTTTATGATTTTAGAGCACCAATATTCTATGATTCAAACAATACTGCATATTATTGTGACCCTAATGGTACGGCTAGATTATCATATGTAGCAGCAAATGGTGGTATTCGTATTGATGGAAATGCAGACCTTTATTTAGATAACAACTACGGACAATCTGTTGTGGGTGTTTATACATCTGTAAGATATCAAGGTGTATTCTCAATGGGTAATTCATATAAACCAGCAATAGATGGTACATCTATGAATAACTTGTATGGTATTGCTTGGTCACATCCAAACGTTGGAGGACAGGGTGGGTACTTGAATGACCATGGTATGATTGTTGCCAATTATGGTACGGCATTCGCAGCAATTTCATCACGTGGTTGGTTTAGAACATCCGTACAATCTCCAATATTTTACGATGATAATAATACTGGTTACTATTGTAATCCTAATGCATATTCTCAATTTAGTTCTGGTGAAGCAAATGATTATTGGAGAGTATCAAGATTGACATTTACTGGTGAGGGTGGTAACTCCGGAAATGGTGCACACGCATACGCTATCTTCCAAGAAGGTGGTGGTTGGGGTTATCCTTATCCGGATTTAAGAATTGCATTCCATACTGGTATTAAATTGGGAGCAAATGCATCATACGAAGGAACTCGTATTTATGATGATTATCCAATGGGTACTATCAGATGGCAGTTTAATGGAGGTAGTGGTTATAATTATCAATACACTTGGACTCAACTTACAGGACACCACGGACATTATTCTGGTACTAATGGTGCACACTGGTATCCAAACGATGTTACTTATGGTGCGTGGAGAATGGCCGGTAATAGAAATGGATGGTATGGTCATAGAATAGATTCATCTTACGCACCTCATATAATGTTTGAAAGTGGTAATGGTGGTATTTACTATCAAGATAATGGAAGATGGGTATTCTATCATTCATTAGGAAATAACTGTACTGGACTTGGAACTTCATCAACGGCTAGTGGGTATGGAATTTATGTAAATGGTGGTGTTTATGCAACTGGTAACGTTGTGGCTTATTCGGATGCACGAAAGAAAAAAGATGTTGTTACAGTTGATAAGGCTTTAGATAAAGTTTTACAATTAAGAGGTGTTTACTATACTAAAATTTATAATGAAAATGATACCATTCCTGATGGAGGTGCTGACAAAAGACAACTTGGTGTAATTGCACAAGAAGTAAATGAAGTAGTTCCTGAAGTAGTATCATATGTGAAAGATTTAGATGAATATGCAGTTGCATATGGTAATATGTCAGCATTACTTATTGAAGCAATTAAAGAGCAAAATCAAATTATCAAAAAGCAAGCGGATGAAATTGAAGAAATGAAAGAAATTTTAAATAAATTGATATTTAATAATAAAGGATAAATTATGGCACTAATTAAAGATTATGAATTACCAGGAACTGGAGTAACTGTACCAAATGCATATCACGTAGTTACAAATGTAAAAATTGAAAAACGAATGGCAGACTTCAAGCCACCTGTTGATAATTCTAGACCCGATGGTTTAACACCAATGGATAGAAGCGCAGGTACGGAAGTATATTGGGCAGCGGGATATACAGCAGAAATAGCAGTTACAGTTTGGAAAAATAAAGAAGCAAGAGATACTGAAGCAAGGCCGATAGGATTTGTAGGAACAAACCCAAGTGATAATGCACATAACGCAAGTATTGGTACACCGGGTATGGACCACAAATGTAAATTTATGTTAGAAGTACCATCTGAATTGGACCATATGGCACAAGCATATAGGCATTTATTAACTACGGATTATTATAGTGGTTCTTTGGAAGTTTAATTAAAATAGTTACTTTTTCAAAACAAATATATTTATATTATATAAACAAAAATAAATAAAAATTCAATATGGCATACACATACACTTGGAAATTGAAAAGCCTTAAAAAACAAAATACCGAATTGTTTGAAAATGCAATTGTAGGTACTCAATGGAGAGTAACGGCAACAGCAGAAGATGGAACAGAAGGTAGTTTTGATGGAGCAACTCCATATAAAGTAGTTGATGCAAACGCTGATGGATTTATTGATTATCAAGACTTATCAGAAGATATTGTTCTTGGTTGGATTAAAAATACTGTAAGTGGTTCAGCAAGTACAAACTATTGGCCTCATATATCAGAGCAAATCCAAAAGCAAATAGATACTAAACGTAATGTTATTCTTGAAGTTAATGATTCGGATTTCCCATGGTCACCAACTTCTGGTAGTACGGCACCTGGATCACCCGCTCCACTTTAGTTTATAGTAAAAAAATAATATTAAAATGTCCAAAGCACTTATTTATAAAGAAATTTGTGTTTTGGACATTTTCTTTATATTTATATGTGTAATTTTGGTATAATTCCAAAACTACATTTAAAATAATAATTGAAGAAATAAAATGGCAGAAAGAATTGTATCACCTGGCGTATTCACAAGAGAAAACGATTTATCATTCTTACCTCAAGGGGTTGGTGAAATCGGCGCCGCATTCATAGGACCTCTAAAAGAAGGACCTTCATTCATACCTACAATAGTAAGAACACAATCTGATTTCGAAGAAGTATTCGGAAAGGTTGATGGTACTTATTATACTGAGTATGCTGTACAAAACTATTTAAGAGAAGCTGGTCAAGCAACTGTAATAAGAGTTGGCGGTACTGGTGGATACACACAAGCAGCACCTTTAGCAATTTTGGCTAGTGGTAGTTTGTTTGGACAAAAAATAGTAGGTGTATTACATAGTACATTAAATGGTCTTAGTTACCAAGCAATTCCATCAACTGCAAGTATTGTTGATACAATCGGTAGTGGTTCATTTACTATTAAAGGTAATGAATACAATGGAACAACTGGTATTGCAGCATCAATATTACCATCCGCTACAAATGATTTAGCAGATGTATTTGGTGAATCACCATTTGGAGCTAAAAATGCATACGCTTACAAATATTTTGAAAAATTAGCATCTACATTTACACATGGTGGAGTTTCTGGACTTATATTACCAGCACAAAACTATACACAAGACGCAACAGCTGCAGAAACTCCAATTATTAAATCTCAATTAATTAGTGGTGATAGATATAGCTTATTTAAGTTTGTAACTTTAGGTGATGGTACAAATTATAATCATAAATTTAAAGTAGCTATTTCAAATGTTAAAGCAGCTGGTGAAGATGGAGCAACTGATTATTCTACATTTACTGTAACTGTTAGAAGATTTGATGATACTGATAAGAGAAAAGTTGTATTTGAAACATTTGCAAACGTAAACTTAGACGCAGCTTCTTCTAACTATATTGGTAGAAGAATTGGTGATAGATATTATACAATAGATAATGATGGTAAAATTACCGAAAATGGTGATTACTCAAATCGTTCTAAATATATAAGAGTAGTTGTAAACGATGTAAACGAAGGAATTGCAGGACCTGGTTCTTATCCAATTTCAGCAGCACCATTCGGACATGCAGCTTACAATAACCCAATCAAAACAAATAATACAACTCAAGATTCATATGTACCTGCAGTAACGTATCAAACTGGTTCAGCTAATAATACAGCTGGTTCACCAATATACTATGGTGGTTTCGATTTTGAAACAACTGGTGTGGCTATGGATAATCGTATGTATTTAGCACCTATTCCTGTTGGAGTTACTGTTGGAGCAAACGTTGATTTCGCATTTGATTCTCAATTAACTTATCAAATGACTGGTTCTAACTCTGTAGATATGAGTAAGAGACAATTTATGTTAGGTTTCCAATATGGATTTGATGGTATGAACCCAACAACTAAGATTAACTTAGGAGCTGATATGGTACAAGCAAATTCGCAAGGTATGGATTTATCAACTTCAGTATCAAATGGTACTTTAGGATATTTCAAAGCAATTAACGCTATCTCTAACGCAGATGAATATGATATCAATATGGTTATCACACCGGGTATCATCAGAAGCTTACACCCTTCAGTTACTACAAAAGTAATTGATATGGTTGAAGATAGACAAGATTGTTTCTATATCGCTGACTTTACCGAAATTGGAGCATCTATTTCTGAAGTAACAGCGCAAGCAAATTCAGTAGATTCTAACTATGTTGGAACTTACTATCCTTGGGTTAAAACAATTGACACAAACACTAATAAGATATTATCAGTACCTCCTTCAGTATTACTGCCGGCTGTATTCGCTAGTAACGATAGATTAGCAGCAGAATGGTTTGCACCTGCTGGTTTAAATAGAGGTGGTATCACTGGAGCAATAAGTGTATTAAATAGATTAACACACGCTGAAAGAGATACTCTTTATGAAAACAAAGTAAACCCAATCGCTTCTTTCCCTGGACAAGGTATCGTAGCATTCGGACAAAAAACATTACAAGATAAGGCTTCAGCATTAGATAGAATCAATGTAAGAAGATTATTAATTGTATTGAAGAAGTTTATCGCATCTACATCTCGTTATTTAGTATTCGAACAAAATACTGCAACAACTAGACAAAGATTCTTAAACACTGTTAATCCATACTTAGAGGCTGTACAGCAAAGACAAGGTTTGTACGCATTCAAAGTTGTAATGGATGAAAGTAACAATACACCGGATGTGATTGATAGAAACATATTGGCTGGACAAATTTTCTTACAACCTGCTAAGACGGCGGAATTTATCGTAATAGATTTCAACATCTTACCAACTGGAGCAAGTTTCTCAGCATAATATGAAAATAAACAAAATTAATATTTATTAATACAAATAAAAGGAATACAAAATGGCAGAAATATTAGAATTCGATAAAATGTTCTATACGAACTTCGAACCAAAGATGAAGAATCGCTATGTAATGGAAATTGATGGCATTCAGTCTTACTTAGTTAAAGCAGCAGCTAGACCTACAATTCAATTTGAGGTAATAACTTTAGACCATATCAACGTAAAAAGAAAGTTGAAAGGTAAAGGTGAATGGCAAGATATAACAATCACATTGTTTGACCCAATTGTACCTTCTGGGGCACAATCGGTAATGGAGTGGATTCGTTTATCACATGAATCTATCACTGGTAGAGATGGATATGCAGATTTCTATAAAAAAGATTTAGATTTCTATATGTTAGGACCAGTTGGTGATAAGATTGAGCAGTGGAAAATTAAAGGAGCATTCATCTCCCAAGCAAACTTTGGAGATGTATCATTCGATTCTAACGAACCTGCAACAATTGAATTAACATTATCTTACGATTACGCAATTCTTGAATTCTAATCTAAGACTAATAATAAAATTAAAGGGATATCATTCAGTTGGTATCCCTTTTTTATTTCCAATTTTTTAAAATCTATGTATTTATATATACAAACTTAAAAACAATTAATGTTATGGCAGAAATGGCAAATGTGGAAAATTTACAATCACAACCTGTAAGTGCACCACCAAAAAGAGAATTTGAATTCCCAACGGAAACAATTGAATTACCTTCTCAAGGATTAGTTTATCCTGAAGGACACCCACTAAGAAAAGGTAGTGTAGAATTAAAATATATGACAGCTAGAGAGGAAGATATCCTTGCATCTCAAAACCTTATCAAAAAAGGAGTTGTTTTGGATAGATTATTTGAATCGGTTGTTGTTGAGCCAGGTATAAATTGTGAAGATATTTATACTGGAGATAAAAACGCAATTCTTTTAGCAACTCGTATTTTAGGATATGGAGCTGACTATGCAGTTGAAATTACTGACCCTTTTAGTGGAGAAAAACAAGAAGTAACTATTGATTTATCTGCAATCCAAACCAAAGAAGTTGATTTTTCTAAATTAAATAGTAAAAATAGATATGAATTTACACTACCTTCAAATGGTAAAAACATTGAATTTAAATTATTAACGCATAAAGATGAAGTTGATATTGCAAAAGAAATTCAAGCACTAGAAAGATTAAATAAAAATTCAGCATTAGCATCCGATGTTACAACTAGATTTAGATATATGATTACTGCGGTTGATGGTAATTCTGATAGAGGTTTCATCAATAGATGGGTACAAAATAATTTCTTAGCTAGAGATACAAAAGCATTTAGAACATATGTTAAGGATATTAGTCCTGATATGGATATGAGATTTGTATTTACATCAGAAATAACAGGTGAATCGGAGGCGCTAGATATCCCATTTGGGATAAACTTTTTTTACCCTACCAACTAATTACAAAGTACAACTCCATACTCAAATTTGGGAAATGGTACATTATGGTAATGGGTTTACTTGGTCTGATGTTTATTTTATGCCAATACATCTTAGAAACTTTTATTTTAAACAATTAGTTGATTTTAAGAAAAAAGAAGCAGAGGAGAATAAAAAAGCACAATCAAAAGCAAGAATACCAAAAGTGAGGACACGATAATCCTCACTTTTTTATTATACAATATTTATACAATATAAATGTGAATTACCATGTCAACTAACAAAAAACAAATAAAAGAAGGTATATTTGATGCTGCAGATAGATTTGTAGCTAACTTCTTTGATAACTTAAGTAAAGGAGCAGCTGATACTATTATAAAGAAGGCTGAAAAAGCAAAATTACCTCCTGATGCAATCGCACATATGAAGAAGATGGAAAAGGATGCAATTGAATTTAGAAAATTCATGAAAGATTTGTAAATCAATTATAAGTGGCAGATAGCATATTACAATTTAATGATGATTCTACTAAAAATGTATCCGATAGAATACGTTTGATGAAAGAAGCTGTCAAAATAGCAAGACAGCAAGAAACACTCACGGATGCAGAATTAGCAAAATTAAGACAAATTGAAGCGTTAGAAGTAAAACTTTTGAATTATCAAAAGAAAAAATTAGAAAACGCAAGAACCTACGATAAAAAACAATTATCGATGGTGGCATCATCTGCCGGAGAATTAGCAAATTTAGAATCAATAAGTGATATTTACAGAAACTTAACTAGTGCACAATCACTAAGTTTGAGAATGGGAACTTTATCTTTAAAGTCCTCACTAGCTGCTGAAAATGCAGATGCATCCAAATATGAATTGGTAGAAGGTATATTAGGTGAAACGGCTAAATTAAATAACTTACAACAAAAGTTGGCAGAAACCGGCCCAGAAGATGTAGAGGCACAAAAATCTATAAGAGCTCAATATGATGCACAAGTTGATGCAATTAGACAGCGTGTGGCTGAAGCAAGGGCTAGTGGAGATTTAACTGCTGACCAGGTAACACATTTTGATAAAATAATAGAGAGACAGGCTAAAAATTTAAGTATAGCAGAGCAATATGCAACAGTTAGTAGTAAATCTAAAGAAATAGTACAAGGACAGATTGATGCATATAAAGCAGTTGAAAAAACCATAAGAGGTATTATTGGAACTGCTAAACTATTGTTTAGTAGTTGGAGAGGATTTGTGGGAGGTACACTTATAGCTGCTGGTATGGCTGCTGAAAAATTAGGAGCAACTGTTAGAGCAATGGGTGGCTATATGGGAGGGGTTACATTTTCAACCACAGCATTGGGATTGGTATTTAAGGATGCACAGGGTGTTGCTGAAGGATTAAATGCTGAGTTGGGTGGTATGAGTGATGTAACATTCCAAACTCAACTCAATACCAACTTAATGGCTACTAATATGGGTATTAGTGGACAGGAAGCAGCTTCATTGACTGGTAACTTTGCTAGATTGAATGGCAACTCTACATCAATAGCCGCTGATATGGCTGAGAGTACAAAGCAATTAGCAAAATCAAAGGGAGTAATGCCATCCGCTGTAATGAAAGATGTTGCTAAATCATCAAAAGCATTTGCTGAATATGGTAAAGATGGTGGAAAAAATATAGCTGAAGCAGCTGTTGCGGCAGCAAGGTTAGGCGTTAATATGGATAGTCTTACCAAAGTTGCAGACCATTTATTAGATTTTGAATCATCTATCACAGATGAATTAGAATTAGGCGCAATGTTGGGAAGAAATATAAATCTTAACAATGCTAGAGATTTAGCATATAGAGGACAGATTGGAGCAGCTGTAAAAGACGCATTACATCAATTAGGTGGTATTGATGCATATAATAAAATGGATGTTTTTCAAAAACGTCAAGCAGCAAAAGCATTAGGATTATCAACGGAAGAACTTGACAAAATGGTTAAGAATCAGGATAAACTTAATGATGATGGTACGTTGCAACTTACTACATTTGAGAGTTGGTCACAATCATTAACAGCATTTGCAACCGGCCCACTTGGTAGTGTATTGAAAACAATGGGTGGTTTAGTTTTATCTGGTGCACAATTTGGTGGAGCTCTTGCACAAATGGGATTCAATATTGGAGGAATGGTTAAAGGTACGTTCCAAATGCTTGGTAATTTTGCTAAAATGGCAGTAACTAAAGTGGCTGGGATGTTTGGTAAAAAGATATCATTTGGAGCTGGTAAAGGTCCTGAATTACCTGATACTAATAAAATAGCAGATGGGTCTGATAAAATGTCAAAAGGAAAAGGTGGAATAGGTGATAAGTTAAAAGACCTTGCTAAAGGATTAAAAGAGATGGGTAGTGGTAAAGTACTATTCGGAGCATTGAATTTAATACCAACTGGATTGGGATTTTTGGGAATGATACCTGGCTTACCAACTCTTTGGTTATTATCTAAAATGGATGTTAGTGGTGTTGGTAAAGGTTTGGGTGAGTTAGCAAAGGGGTTGAAAAAAATGGGTGATGGTAAAGTATTATTCGGAGCATTATCATTATCATTAGCTGGTTTGGCATTTGCAGTAATGACTCTTGGTGTTATTGGAATGGCCGCAGTTGCATTATTGGGAAT